GACTATTCGTGAGTGCGGTGCTCGCCGGTGGCATACCTCCGCCGTTCTGCGGAATACCGTCCATAGCACCCTGCGTCAGCGGCACCCGTTGAAGCGGCGGGAATAATGGCTGCTTCATCGGACCCGGCTGTTGTGGAAATGCCGCAGGGAGTGCCATGTTTTTACTCGTCAGTTTCGTTATCCTTTTTCGCCTCTTCGCCTTCGTCCTTCTGCTCGGACTGGTCGCTCTGATGTCCGATGCCCTTGTTCGCTTCCTTCTCGTGATCGGCATCGCTGCGACCATCGTGCTCTACGCCTTGACTGCCCGCCTGTTCTGGGTTATGTGGGTCCATACTTTTATTTTTTGTTCTTAGTTTTTTTACCCGCCTCGCGTTGCGTGTTGAGGGCGATCGCCTCGGCCTGCTTCAATGGCTTACCGGCCGCGACCTCGGTTTTGATATTCTTCCCTACGGCTGCTTTTGATTTCGATTTGTCGAGTGGCATGATTTTATTGTACCACATTATTTGTTTTTCAAGTCCTGATTTTTCAACAGCTGTGCCTTCACGAGCCGCACCCACATCGTCACGCCTTCCAGTCCTTCGCTTGACACCTCGCGCGTCCGGCGGTCACAATGCACGCGCTCCATGTAGTCCGCAGGCGCGTTGCTCTTTTCGTTCTTGATGACGATCGTGAACGCGATCGTGCCGCTCTTGCCGTACTGCACCTCCGTGTGGTCGAGGTACTCGCCGAGCTGTTCCTTCGCTACTGCGTCCCACGCAGGATTGGTCTGCACGTTGTCCGGGCCGGCCGCTTCGATCGCTGCCTTCTCCTTCACTTCCGCCGCCGTTGGCACCGGTTGATTCGCAAGCTTCTCAAGACGCTCGATCACCGCGTCGCCGAACTTCTCGAACTGCTCCACCGTCACGAACTTCTCGACGGGCACTACCTTTTCAACTTTCTTTTTTGTAGGCATTGGTTTGGTATTAATTTATGATCACTCCCTTCCATCCGAATACGATCGACAGCAGATACAGCACTACCGCGAGAATCACTACGACCCGGATGATCTCGGGGAATGGCGGAGGCAAAGGAATGAGGCTGATGAGCCAGTAAATGAGTCCTGCGACGATAAGTGTCACGATGATTGAAAACAATATTGTGAGCATTAGTTTAATTATAATTTATTTTCTCGGTATGACAAGTTCCTTCCCCTGGTGCGCGAGCGCGGTCGCGCGCAGGTTTTCGTCCAGCACGCCCAGCACATCGACCTCGCAACGGACGCGCACGGTGTCGCCCTTGCGCATGTCCTTGTTCAGCTTCACGGTATGGATGCGCGTATACTTCAACACCTCCTGCTGTTGCACGGGGATGAGCGATTCCTGCGTCTTCGCGTCGGCGATCAGGAAGCACGCGCCCCACAGGTCGGTCTTGCGGATCAGCTTATCCTTCACGATGCCTTCGATCTCGAGCGACACGAATTCATTCGCAGGATCGATGTGCATGAGGACGCCGGGCGCTAATTCCATCGTTTTTTGCTCTAGCAACATTGAATGTTAGATGTCAAGCCGTTCTATTTTTTCGAAAAACTCCCGCAAGCCATCGACCTTCCCCTGGCTTCGGTGTAAATCTCGCAATGTTTCGAACTCGTTCGCGCCTTCGGGTCGGTGCGCGTTTATCTCCGCAATGTATTCTTCCATCGCAAGAGTGAGATCGTCCCAGCCGTCGTTCGCCTGGACGAGCTTTTTTATTCTGCCACGTTGTTCTCTAGTGAGTTCAGCCATGTGTTAAATATTGGTCTAGGCTTGAACCAGTGCTGTTCAGCCGTAACGGAATGTCGCCAAAATACGGTTGCTGCGGCCACGTGTTTGGATTCGTTTGAGGAATATATTGTTGTTGCTGCGGGTAATGTGGAAACTGGCATGGTTGCACGTGGATCGTGATGCCTTGCAGTTTCATCATGGCTATCTCCGCTTGGAGCGCTTTGATCATTGCGTGCAGTTCTTTTTTTGTCGGTTCCTTAGCCATTTTTTATGAATGGAATTATTATATCACATTACGGTCCCTTCTTGAACAGTTGCCCGGGCTTCCCGCCCATCATGCTTGCGATGTTCGGCATCTGGCTTCCCGGTACGATCGTGGCGGCCTGCGGGGGCGTCTGTCCGCTCATTCCCTGGATAGTGGGTCCACTGGGCGTCAAAGGGCTCGTGGGGGGCAAACCTGGCGGCTGTGGGGCTCCTGGCGGCGCTCCGGCTGGCGCTGCGCCTGTATTCGGCGCTCCGGGCGCTCCTGGGGTCGGCGGCGCGCCACCTGGGGTTCCTGGCGTTCCTGGTGCGGGCGGTTGCGGCGGTTGCGGTCCGTTCTTCAGGAAGTCGATCCAATCGTCCGGCAACCAATCCGCGGGATCCTCTTCATTCACTTTCAAAATCTGCGCGGCGGGTTTCGCGGCTAACTCCTTCGGCTGTCCGAGCAGCGGCACGAGCATGTTGAATATCTCCATCTTCATCGCCTTGATGAGCGTCTGCGATGCGTCCACGATCGAACGCGGGAGCACCTTGAAGATGCCCTGCCAGCGCAACTGGTTCGGTTTGATATCCGTACCCACCTGATAGAATTTGCTGTCCTTGCTCTTCACGAGCTGGCCTTCGCTGTCCTCGAGGTGGAGCGCAAGTTGCGGCAGGTAGTGCGCTTCGAACGGCGCCGCGATCGTGCCGTCCTTCTGCACGGTCCCGAATAATTGCATGTGATTGATCTGGTTCTCCTTGTTGAAATCCTGCACATCCGATACGCTCGCGAACTCCTCGACGGTCGGCGTCGCGTATACCTGGCTCATCCAAGAGAGCGTGAGGTACGCGTCCTGCTCCACGAGCCACGCGATGTTCTCCACCGGCACCTTGATGCGCTTCAGCGCCGCTTCCTTTGCGTGGAGGATCTCGCCGAGCGTCTTGCCGGTCACCTCGCCTTCGAGCGTCGGCACGATCCCGCTATTCGTGTCCATCTCCTTGCTCTGATACTCAAGCCCCGTCCAGCTGTCCTTCCCGGGACCGGGGATCTCCATCCAGCTCACCGCGTCCTTCGCGCTGCCCGAGCTCGTCGTGAGCTGGCGCGCCTGGCCCGGCACGATCTGTATCATGCCGTCCGATACCGCGGGGTTCGTTCCCGTGAAGAAGCCGAACTTCATGATCGAGAGGACGAGCTGGTCCATCGTCATATTTTTCATCTTATCGTAGAGCTGCTTGTCCTGCCGGATGATCTCCCAGAGCGAGATGCCATAGGGGCTGTCCGACTTCCGCATGATCCAGAACGTGTCCGTCACGCTGATATAGCCGTCGTCGTTCGGGAGTGGACCCATGTAGATCACGATGTCGTCCTTCACCGCCTTGATCACGTAGAGATCCTTGTGGCGCGATTCGAAGAAGCCCATCGTCACGACGTCCTTGCGCTTGCGCTGCTGCTTATCCATCTCGTTGCGGTTGTTCTTCTTCGGTGCGTCCGTGCGTTCGAAGAAGCTATCGCGCTTCACATATTGAAAATTGCCGTACATGCCGTATTCGATCTCCGCCGCGTCATACGAGAAGTCGAGCTCGAAATATACTTCGTTCCTGCTGTAGGGATCGTACGGCGTCGCGAGCTCGTCGATCCACGTCTTGTATACGTTCAGCGGCTGCCGGTCGATGTCGTTGTACCACACGAGGTTTTTCGCCTCGAAACGGTTGTTATCCGGGTTCTCCGCGTCGATATAGGTCAGTACGTTCTTGTCGTACTGCACTTTGCGCGGGTACGTGCGCTGCGGCTTCCATCCGTACTTGATGAGGTCGAAGACGACGATCTTCAGCTTCTCTTTCGCGTCGCTGATCTGCCAGTTGCGCTTCCAGAGCGCGTAGGCGAGTTCGGTCGTGGCGGAATACTTTTTGAGGAGCGCAACGAGTTCCGCTTCCGGCTGCTGATCGATAATGATGGAAACTGCCGTCTGAATCTTTGCAAGAAGTGTCGGAGCGCTTGCGGCGTTTCGCCATTGTTGTGTAGCGTCGCCCACCGGAACCATGCGTGAACGAAGTCCGCTATCTTGATCCGTTTCAAATCGTTTTCGCGTTGTGCCGAAGTCGAGCTCATGGGGTATATATTCTTCATCCGCCTCTCGCCATCGCTGTTCAAGGCCGAGTCCTTTCCGGAAGTCGATCATATCGCTTACACGGCCGTTCACGTACTTCTGGACGACGCGCTCGGTCTCGTTCGGATGGTACGCTTCGGTGGTGTCCTTCGTCTTGAGACGCTTCTGCAGACCCGCGCTCGCCGCCTTTCCGCGCGGCGCGTTCGGATCGGATGCCCCTGTCGTCGTTGCGGTCTGTCTAGCCATTTTTCTGTTTGTAGTTTTTTTTCATCTTGCGCTGGTTCGGTTCGATCTCGCTCGTCAGATGCCATAAAAAACAGATATCACATTTGTACGGCCGGAGCACTTTGCCTTTGCGTTCGAGCCACTGCGCCTGATGCTTCGCCATTTTCTCGGATGTGTAGGCGGTCTTGCCGCATGTCTTCATAGTAGCATATTTTAATTACCACCGTTCTGAATTGAAATTATTATACCACGCCGCACATACTCTTTTTTCGTTTTTCATTCTCTCAAATCTGGGGGCGAATTAAGTTTATATTTCCAACCGATCCAAAATGCTTTTTACCTTTGCCGCGATATATCCGAGACTATCGTTCTCGGCCGCAAGGACAGAAGCTAACCCGACTTTTGGTACACTTGGTTCTCCTCCACTTCCCCCCGTAGTAGGCGGTAAAGACCTCAATACCGATTCCAACCTACTCTCAAGTTCGGTAACCGCCTCATGTGTCTTTTTTGTAAGACCTTGAAAACGAGAAACCTCCGTAACTACTTGAAGCTCTGCCCTCTTCGAGCCAGATTCCTTCACTGGATAATCGTTCATGTTTATATATGCCCCCAGATTTCAAAGAACTACTTGCGTTTATAACTGTAATCAAATCCCTGCCCGCTGTGTTCCTGCTTCAGTCGCGCGATCCTGCGCTCCACCATGCTCTGCGCGGCTGGCGCTTTCGTCTCGCGTACCGTGCGCAACATATACCGAAGTTCGTCAAGCGCGTCGCCGTGGTCTGTCCCTTGCCGCCCGTCCTTATCCGTGAACGGAGTGTTCACACTCATCACGTCCTCCGGATGGATCTCGTCGTGCTGCGCGAGCGGTATTTCTCTAATCATATTAGAACACGTGCTGAATATCTTCAAGAGCGGCCCCTGTGCATTACCCTTCTCATCCACTGTCCACCGCAGGAAGGTGTGCACCGCGTTCCAGCCAATGATGCGTTCCTTCGCGGCGGCGACGAGTCCGGTCACCCCGTTCCGTTCGAAGATCTCGGCGCCGGTCTCGGAGTATCCCGCGCGTGCGAACGCGGACGTGTCCATCACGGTGTACTGGTATACTTCCGGGTTACCTTCGGGGTCGAGGCTCAGCGCGGCGATCGCCTTCGCATGCTCGTCGATGTCGCGGCCGGTCATGAAATACTCGCGATAGGCTGAGGTGACGCCTTCCCGCCCGGAGGGGTCAATCGAGCGATATTTGAGCCACGTATAGGGAATGGTGAAGGGTTCCACGACGTGGCGGTCGCTGTCCCACTCCGTGAAGTATTGCCCTTCGAACACGTCCCAGTTGCCGTCGCGGTACGCCTTGCGCATCTTCTCCGGCAGGGAATCAAGTTGGGCGAGATAGCTTGCCGCGAGATACGGGTTGTCCTTCGGGAGCGCACGCACGTAGATGAACTCGTCCGCCATGCTTTTGAGCTCGTCGGGGAATATGCGGTCGACGAACAGACCCTTGTAGAACTGATGCCCTATGCCGCCGGGGTTCGTGGCCCCAATCCACTTCGGATCGGGAATGCCCGTCCACCGCAAGCGGAGCCGAAGCAGGTTGAACACATCGCCCAGGTTCTCCGTCGCCTCCTCTTGCGCTATGATGGCGAACTCGCTCGAGAGGTATTTGCTCGGGTCGTCGAGGTTGCGCAGCAGGAGTACGTGGCCGCCGAACTCGGGATTGAGGTGGAATCCGAGCCCATCCACTTTCGTCGTCTTCAGCTCTCCCAGCCACCGCGGGAACTCGATGTCCATCTTGCTCATCTGCCGGTCTTTGAGCGTCGTATAGTCCTTGCTGAATAACGCGCCGTGGATGCCGGTCAGATGATACTGCTGGCCCCAGAGCATCATCTTGCGGATCGGGTACCACCGGAGCCAATAGGACTTCCCCGGGCCGGCGGAACCGCCGTACAGCGTGAAGGTATGCGTATCGGCCGCTTCCGT